TATGGTCAGTAGTGACATTGATATTGCATCACAAGCGTTTGGCTTGTTGAGAGCAAACACTATCAGCAGCTTTAATGAAGGTACTAATGAGGCGGATATTGGAAAGCTTTATTATTCTGACTTTGCGCAAGATATTTTAACCAGACACCCTTGGTCATTTGCTACAAAGAAGCGCCAGTTAAACCAAGGCGCAACACCGCTAAACGAGTGGAAGTATTCACACATAGTGCCAGCGGAAACATTAAGAGTATGGGCTGCATATTCTGGTACGGGCAGCGCCTCACACATTACAAACCATTATGATATTCAAACGGTAGACGGTAGACGGTTAATCATGAGCAATCATGAGAATATCGTGCTCGAATACACGGTTTATACGGACGAAGCCAATTGGCCTGGATATTTCTCACATTTTGCAATACATGCTTTTGCGGCTTTAACTGCCTTACCCATTACAGATGATGATGCCCTTGCACAGCAAATGCACAGGCTTGCGTGGGGTAACCCAAGCGAAGGTGAAAAAGGTGGAAAGTTTTCTGTAGCAACGGGCATTGACGCACAACAAAAACCACCAGAAACTATACAGCACAGCCCATTTATTGATGCGAGGTTTAGTTAATGGGCGATAGTTTTTTAAAGGTGGTTCCTCTTGACCCTTGCGGAAAGCCGCATGTTGGAAGTTTGTATGATCGTGTCAGAAATGTGGTTGAGGAAGCCTGTGAAGAAAAACAAACAACCTTTGCGGAGGCTATAGGCATCCTTGATTTAGTTAAAATGGATATGCACAAAGAGATTAATGAATAATGCCAAGGTTTACGACAATACAGCAAAGATTTACGCAGGGTGAACTAGACCCCGCTATGCTTGCGCGTGATGATATTGACCAGTATTACGGTGCTCTTGCCACTGCTGAGAATGTATTGACGCTACCACAAGGCGGCTTTAAGCGCAGACCAGGGCTTGAACACATTGACCGCGTGTTAGGTGGAAGCCTTACCAAAGTATCAACCACAAGCACCACGCCAGACACAGGCACAATAAACACGACTGACCCTTACGTGTCTCACCATGAGGACGCAGGCGCATTTGTTGATATGGGTGTATTATACCTTAACGGGGCAGTATTAAGCGCGGATAGCTCTAATGAGTTTTATTTGCAAGTAAGCAGAAATAACAGCGCATGGACAACTGTTGGTGATGCGATTGAGCTAACCACCACAGCAAAAGATTTTACACGTCGTGTGCATGGTAGCTACAGATACGCCAGACTGGTTAAGATTGGCGGCACCGCACTTGCCGCAACGGTTTCTATTGATAGCCTTGAAATTGCCACAGAAAGCGGCACAAGCATTACACGATGCATTGATTTTGAATTTAATGTTGACCAGACATACAAGATGGTTGTGAGCGATAAGAATATCGCCATATATCAAGGCACAGTTTACCTAATAGATATTTACGTTGAAGAGCTTACCGAGTCGTTAATTACAGCCATTGACTGGGAATCCGATGCAGACACGCTATTAATATTTAGCGGTGAGTTTGTAACCAAAACATTGCAAAGAAATGGTGCTAATGACGTTTGGGTTCTGGGCGAGGTTACATATGAGAATATACCTTCGCACGCTTTCACTGGCAAGGTTGTTACAGAGCCAGCGGGCACCATTGATGCGGGTAAGGTAGATGTTGGAACTACATTATTGGGAAGCTCCGACGGCGTTTTTGATGCATCATATGTGGGGCAATATATAAATATGATTGGAACAGAGTCGGGCCGTATGCTTGTTAAATCTGTTGAAAGCCCGACTGCTATAACTGTATTTGTGCAAGAGGAATTAAGCACTGACGACCCAACATCAAACTGGGAGCTTGAGGCTGGCTATGAGCCTGTATGGTCTGCAACGCGAGGATACCCAAAGCACGGGCGTTTTCATCAAGGGCGTTTATGGGTTGATGGTGGAAAGTCGCGCCCTTCTGTTGTTTATGGCTCTGTGGTTAATGACTTTTATAATTTTGACTTTGGTGAGGCGCTTGATGATGAGGCGGTGGGGCCTTTATCTGATGGCTTTAATGACATTGAGGCTATATACCCTGGCAGATCGTTAATGATTTTTACCTCTAAAGAGGAATATATTATACCGCAAACCTTTGGTGATCCTATAACACCACTCACTGCTGTTATGACACGTCAAACCTCCATAGGCAGCGAAACGGGTTTTCGTCCGCAAGAGGTTGAGGGCGGCGTAATGTATATCCAAAGAGAGGGCGCAAGCGTTCAAGAGTTTATCTATGACGATGCGCAGCAAGCATTTAGTAATAATTTTGTGTCTCTGCTTTCTTCTCATTTAATATTTGGGCCTGTTGATTTTGCCTTGCGTAAAGCAACGTCCACAGAAGAGGGCGCATATCTGTTATTGGTGCGTGATGATGGCACATTGACTATTGCCAATATCTTAAGGACGCAGGGCATTACAAGCTTTGTAAAAGCAACCACGGTGGGGTCATTTAAAAGCTGTGGCGTTGATGTTGAAGACATGTATTTTGTTGTTGAGCGTGAGATTGACGGAGAGGCTGTAAATTACTTGGAGCGCTTTAATAATGATCATTACATGGATGCAAGCACACGATACTTGCCGTCATCACCTACAGATACGTTTGACGATCTTGATCACCTTGAGGGCGAAGAGTGCCGCGTACTGGCGGACGGCTCTATCTTAGACAATGAAACACCAAGCTCTGGCTCTGTAACAATAAGCCGTGACGCGCAGGAATCGGTTGAGGTGGGTTTAAATTTCATACCTACTGTTACGGATTTGCCCGCTTCATTGTCTTTTCCAGGCCAAGCAACAATCATGGGCAGAAAAGTTAATATTTCAGAAATTAGCTTACGCTTAAAAGATACTGCTGGTATATTGGTTAACGGTAAAACTGTATCATTTAGAGGGTTTGGGCCAGCAAGTGGAGGAAGCCCGCTTGATTTATTACCTACAAGATTTACAGGAGTTACACGCATACAAGGACAGAGGGGTTGGACAGAAGACGCACAAATAACCATAAGCCAACAAGACCCGCTACCATTGACTGTGCTGGCTATTAAGAAAAGGATAAACACGTAATGGCAGAATTAGCATTATTAGCTACGGCGGTAGGATCAGGAACGGCAGCGGCTGGCGGTATAGGCGCAACATTAAGCACTATTGCTAGTGTTGGCCTAACAGCGGCAAGCGCGTTTTCTTCAATATCAGCGGGTAATGAGCAGGCTGCATCACTTAATTTGCAAGCAAGGCAATCAACACTTAACGCCCGTGCCGAGAGATTAGAAGGTAAGCGCCAGTCTTTAGCTATATCTGAGCAGTTGAGCAGGGACTTAGCCAGCCAGAACGCATTATTCGGCGCACGCGGTGTGCTGCAAGGTGAGGGTTCATCTTTGGCAGCAAGTCAAAAGGCAAAAGAAAATGCCAGCGCTGATATTAAGGCAGCTCAATTTAATGCTGATATTGCAGCACTAAGCGCAGAACAGCGCGCGGCTAATGCACGCAGCGAGGCAAGCACAGCAAAAAGTAGCGGCGTTATTGGGGCTGTTAAGGCTCTTGGTAACTTTTCACCTATACCGTCTGCACCAACAGGTGGCGGCAGCGTCCCAATACCAAGTCGTAAACCAACATTATTAAGCGGGCTATAATGAAACAGGCACCAGTAAGACCAAAGACAGTTAGCATTAATGCACGCATACAAGAGACAGGCGGGCCAACGGGCGGTGCTCGGCTTAAGCAGCAGGTCGCGGGCGATCTTTTGGCCGTGCGGGATGACTTTCAAAATCAGGCAATTGAAAATGCGTATGTAAAAGGTCAAACCGTTTTAACAAAAGACCTTGAAAGAATTGAGAATGATTACGCAAGCGACCCAGATGGGTTAACAAATGCCCTTGAGGAATACAGCACAAGCTTTTTAGACGAAGTTACAGACCCGAATATGCGGGCACGCTTTGAATTACAGATTACAAAAGGCGCACAGTCCGCTGTTGCACGCTCTTCTGCAAAGCGTCAAAATATTATCAATGAAGAAACAAGGGTTTCAAACCTGCAAGCATTTGAGGCTATAAAGGCGGGCGTTCCAAATATATCTCGCGGTCTTTTAAGTGATGACCCCGCACTGGCGCTTGCCTCAAGTGAAGAGCTGCAAGAGGTGTTGGCAAGAACAGAGGCGCTAATGAGCGCAACGGATGCGGATGGCCAGCCAATATTTAATTCATCTTTCCGTGTTAATCAGCTTATCGACCTAAAAGACACAGCTTTATCAACGGCTGCCCTTGATAAAATTACCAGATCCCAAGATCCAAAAGCAGAGCTTGCCGCATTTGATAATGGTGAAACTCTTATGCGTCTGCCTAATGCGGGCGAGTCGACTATAAAAATAAGCAATAGATTGATGGGTGATTTGCAAAATGATTTGGGTGTAAGTCCTGCTGTTGCGGCAGGTATTGTTGGCAACCTTGCGCATGAAACAGGCGGCTTTCAAGACATGCAAGAGATTAGCCCGCTTGTTGAGGGTAGCCGTGGCGGATTTGGCTTTGCTCAATGGACTGGCCCGCGCCGTGTAGCGTTTGAAAAATGGGCAGATGAAAATAATCTTGACCCTTCAAGCTATGAGGCAAACAAGGGGTATTTAATACATGAATTAAAGAACACGCCAGAGGGCAGAGTGCTTAAAGACCTTGCGGGCGTAGAAGACGCGCAGCAAGCCGCACAGATATTCTCTGATAAGTTTTTGCGCCCTGGCATACCGCACACAAATAGCAGGCTTGCATGGACGCAGAGCTTAATTGAAAACGCTGACAATGAAGATGTTGACCTTGTGAATATTCGTCACTCTATGAGCGACCAAGGCGCGAAGCTAATAAACTCTTCTGCAAAGTCATATATCGCACAGCAGGATGCGCAGGCCGCACAACAAACAAATATTGTAAACAGCAATTTTGACTTAGCGATTGCAACGGCTACAGACGACCCAGACGGAGGGCTTACTAAAGCAGAAAAAATAGCGTCTCTTGTGCAGCAAATTGATAACAACCCAGAGTTTAACAATAGCCCAGACGGAATTATAAAAGGCAACACGCTAAAGAAAAAAGCTTTTGCCGCCTTAAAAGAAGATCAAGAGCGTTTTGAGCGAGTGCAGCTTGGCGCTAACATTGCTAATGGCACAGCAGGAATAAACAGGCAGGATTCAAAATCCACTAAAGCTTTCAATGAATATTTTGACAGCATGGTACCGTCCTTAAATGAAATGCAGCCTGACGCAAGAAACCACCAAATAACTCAGATAATCTCTAATGCTCGGTTTGTTCCAGAGGCTGTTACAGGGCAAATACAGTCAGCCGCCAGAAGTGAGAATATAGAAGAAATTAGAGAGGCTATAGATTTGATAGATAGGGTTGTCGATGAAAACCCCCATATGTCAAGTGACCTAGCGCCTGAATCCGATGTTACCAGAATGCGTATGATTAACGATAAGTTTAATAGTGGCATAGAAATAGAAAAGGCTATTGAGGCGGTGGATAAGCAGCTTGACCCAAGAAACAAGGTTGAGAACGCTATTATTGCAGAAGAGCTAAAATCTATGAAGATTGATTACAAAAGCAAAGCGCTTGGGTTATTTGATAGCTCATTCCTGCCGTTTAAGCTTGGGTTAGATCAAAAAAGCCCTCAAGCACAGAGGGAAATAACAGGACTAACTATAGCCTATCAGGCGGCCTTTGAGGATCATTACGCAATCACAAGAGATGAAAAACTTAGCCAAGAGTTTGCACAGAAAAAAGTAAACAGCGTCTTTGGTGTTTCAGATATTAACGGTAAAAATCAAGTTATGATGTATCCGCCAGAGCGCTACTATGGCAACCCTTTAGAGCAGAAGGATAACAAGTGGATGCAAGAGCAAATGTTCAGCGCCGCTAAAGTTTATGCAGAGCAAAATGGCTATACAAAAAAAGATTTGAGAAAAAACCTTAAACTAATCACTAACCCAAAAACCACAAAGAGAACGGCGGCCGCTGGTGAGCCTGAATACGTTCTTGGGTATGTAAAGAATGACGGTGGCTTTGACATTATAGGTGATGACTTTTACTTTGATGCGTCTTCCATCTCAAAGAAAAATGTAAAAGAAGCGCTAGAAAAACGTGACTTTGTTGATGTTGATGAGTTGAAAAAATTACAAACGGTACGCTTTAGCCCTGAAAGACAAAAGCAAATTGACGAAGCAACCCAAGGAGGTCAATAGTGCCTTTTAGGGAATCGCAAGAACAATTACCAAATAGAATAAATTTTCAGCAGCCAGAGGATGTGGAAGCCCCCTCTTTTGCAAGTGTTGCTGGTGCAAGCTTTGTGACCGACAACACCGTTGTTAATGCTGTGCGCGGCATATCAGATGAAATACTTAACCCCATACAGCCCGACCCCGATTATGACGTAGCACAAGACCCAAGATTAGAAAAATATAGTGCGTATGCGGATAACTTGGTACATGCAGAAAGCGAACAAGAGCTTTTGCGGATGACCAACAGGATAGATGAAGAGCTTGAGGCAAAAAGAATAATAGCGGAATCTGATGGATTAGATGGCTTTGCAGCGGCTGCTATTGTTGCTGTAACAGACCCTATAAGCTGGGTTCCAGTTGGCGGGGCAGCATTTAAGACATACAAAACTGGTGGCACGTTATTAAATGGCGCGGCTAGAACTGCAACGGCTGGGGCAGCTATAGAGACTGGTAGCGAAGTTTATTTACAGGCGGCGCAGCAAACCCGAACAACCGAACAATCAGCAGGCAACATAGCAGCAACAACTTTGCTCAGTGGTGTTTTGGGTGGTGCGGCATCCTCTTTATCTTTAAAACAGCAGGCGGATATATCTGCAAAAATTGACGCTGAAATGGATATAAATACCCCTAACGAGGGCTTATCAACCGCTGGTGCAATGCAGGCAGGAACCACGCTAGAGCAAGAGGGTATTAAAGGCCTTAAGAAAACACAAAAAGTTTTTGAGGGCGTGCCAGACTTTTTAAAAAGCCCAGTCTATAGGAATGCGGTTGCGTCTTCAAAGGTTGTGCGGCAGATAAACGAAAAGTTGGGAGATTTATCCTTAGTCAGGAATAAAAACACAGAGGGTATTGCAAGCGCTGTAAGTGTGGAAACAAAGGTCAAGGCTTATGACGCATTAAAGGCGGTATATTATCGGGATACTTTCAACCCCCAATACAAAGCCTATAGAAAGCGTGTGGCAAAAGGCGAGATAGAAGACGCGGAGAGAATTGGAAGCCGAAAAAATGGGACGCTCACATATAAAGAATTTAGTGAAGAGGTTACCAAGGCAAACCGTAGAAATGATAGCCACGTTATCCCAGAGGTTCAGGCCAGTGCGCAGGGTGTCAGGCGTGATATATTTGACCCGCTAAAGCAGCGTAATGTTGACGTTGGTATATTTGATGAGTTTGATATTGACGTTAAAACAGCGGATAGCTGGGCAAGGCGCATATGGGATAGGGATCAAATACTAAACCGCAGGGAAGAGTTTAAGCGGCGCAACCTTGAATGGCTACGCGCAAAGAATGAGGGCGCTCTTGACGCTCTTGAAAACTTTAAAGCTAAATACGCCGAAGAGATTAAGGCCAAAAATAATAAAATCCTTGATGAGCTTGAAACACTTAAGGCGCGTGTAATTAACCAAGAGCGTGACGCTGATTACCTAGATGGAATCGCAGATCAATTAATTGATAATATTGTAGGATTGCCAGGTGGTAGAATAGGCTATGACGTGGGCTTAGATAATGGCCCGTCATTCAAAGGCAAGAATACAGGCGCGCGCGGTGCAGCCAAAAAGCGCGTATATGACATTCCCGATGAAATGGTTGAGGATTTTCTTGTTAATGATGTTCACGCAATTATAAGCAGTCACGTAAGAACCACTGCCGCAGACGCAGAGCTAATGGATACTTTTGGCACGCTTGATTTAGATGTTTTAAAAAGAGAGGTTGCAGAGGATTACGCGCAACTTATCAACAAAGAAAAGGGCAACCCCAAAAAAGTTGCAAAGCTTGAAAAAGAAAAACGCCAGTCTATTGAAGACATAAACACAATGTGGGAAAGAACGCGCGGCACGTTTGCACAGCCAGACGATTACGCAGCAGCTCAGCATGTAGCAAATAGAGCAGCCCTAGCACTCAATTACGCACGCCTTTTGGGTGGCATGACTGTTTCCGCGATACCTGATATGGGCAGGCACGTTATGGTGCATGGCATGAGCCGTACAATGAATGACGGTATTATGGCTATGGTCAAAGATTTTAAGGGGTACAAATACGCCGTAGAAGATGTGAGAGAGGCGGCAGTTGGCTTGGATATAACCCTTAGCACCACAGCTTTAACACGCGCAAACATGGATGAGTTTACCCCGACAGGCAATAAAGTTGATGCGGTTTCTTCTGCTGTTTCAGATGGCTTTAATGTGGGTAGTGCGCGGGTACCTAGCTTTGGAACACTTACGGGCATGAACCATTGGAACACAGGGCAAAAAACTTTTGCTGGCGTTATGACGCAAACCCGCATGATGCGTGCAATACAGGACATAGGCGCAGGAAAAACAATTGATGCAAAAGAAATAGAGAACCTTGCAAGTCATGGGATTGATTTAAAGAATGGAATGGCAAAGCGCATTGCAGAACAATTTAAAAAACATGGAGATAAGCGTGAAAACGTATTAATTCCAAACGCGCGAAGCTGGGATGATAAAGAAGCAGCTAATATATTTAGATCAGCAGTACGTAAGCAGGTTGATGAAACGATTGTGACCCCAGGCCAAGATAGACCAACATGGATGTCAAAGCCTGGATGGAATTTAGTTGGCCAGTTTAGAAGCTTTGGTATGTCTTCAATGCAGCGTGTTACAATGGCGGGGTTACAACAGGGTGATGCTCAAGCCTTATCTGGTGTTATGTCGATGATTGCTATGGGGTCTATGGTTTATGGTATAAAAACTATTGCGGCAGATAGGGAAGTAAGTGACGACCCGCGCGTATGGTTATCAGAGGGTATTGATCGAAGCGGCATTACGGGTTGGTTTTTTGATGTTAACAACATATCTGAGAAAGCGACACGCGGCACTGTCGGTGTTAATTCACTAATAGGCGGCCCGCAAATGTCACGCTATGCAAGCCGTAATGTGACAGGTTCAATTCTTGGCCCTACGTTTGGAATGGGGCAAGATATATTTAATACAACAGGTGCAATTGGCTCTGGTGAATGGTCTGAAAGCGACACACGCGCAATGCGGCGTTTGATGCCATACCAAAATGTGATATATTTGCGGAGCCTTTTTGATAAAGTTGAAAACGGTGCAAACGAGGCGTTAGGAGTCCAGTAATGACCACAGCAATTAAGATAAATGTAAATGACGGTAAAACGCGCAATGTAATGACAGGCGGAGAAACGACTGTTGATTTTGACTTCCCTATATTTGACGCGGATCATGTGCGAATTATTGAAACAGATACAAGTGGAAACATTGTTGAGCTTGTTAAGGACACAGATTTTACAGTGCCGTCATCCAGCGTAAATCAACAAGCAGGCGGCACGGTAACGCTTGATAGTGGGATATACCCAAGCGGGGCCACGGCAGGACATGTTTTTACAGCACTACAAAATGCCCCAAACGCACGCACGACTGACTTTAATCAGGCAGGTGATTTTTTTGCAGACACGCTAAACCAAGAACTTGATCAGCTAACGCAGCAAATGCAGCAAATTAACAGAGATTTAAGCCGCGCTATTCTTGGGCCAGAGGACACAACGCTTGTTTCGTTTGCCACACCTACCCCTGAAAACAATAAAGTTTTATCTTGGGATGGCATAACTGGGGCGCTAAAGAATGTCACGCCATCATCTTTTGGTGATGACATGGATGTGTTGCTTACCTCTTTAAGTGATGGTGATTTTTTAGTTTACAACGGCGCTGCATGGGAAAACCAAACCGTAAACGAGGTTAAAGCAACGTTTGGATTAAGGTTAAATAATTTCAGTGCAACGGCTGCACCCTCTGCAACAAATGACGAAAACGAGGGGTATGCTGTAGGATCACAATGGTATGATCAAACTAACGATGACATGTATCACTGCATGGACGCAACAGCAAGCGCCGCTGTTTGGGTGCAGGGTGATATTGTAGCCGCAGACCTTGGCGGCATGGCCTTGTTAGATAAAGCAGATCAAACCTTGGCCGCAGCGGGTGCAAACAATGTAACGGGCATGACACCTTTCTTGACGAAAAAATCTATTGATACTTTTTCAAGCCCCGTCTGGACGTATGTTGATTTAGAGGATGACCTTGCAACAAACAACTCAAGTAATGTTGCGTTTTCATCTATCCCAAGCACCGCTAATGAGATTGAGATATTCTTTGATAATGTGGAGTATTCTGCCAATTCTGGCGTGCTTATTACCTTAACAGATACAGCCGAAAAAGTAAGTGGGTACGATGGCAGGGTTATAGGTGGAACGGACGGTAGCACACACTATGACGCATATTTTGACACAGCTTTTCTGGCTTATGCTGCAACAGGCGCTTTTGCGGCGGGGCAATACAGCGGCAAGGTTGTTTTAGATAAAATAAGCGATGGCAACAAATGGTTGTTAAGCTCTTTCCTCACCAACATTGATAACAGCAGCAACAGAGGCGGGTCTACTCACTCAGAATTGATTGTAAGCTTATCAAGTGCACTGACTGCGTTAAACATAAAAACTTCTGCTGGGAGCTTTGATAGCGGTGCAATCATAGCAAGATACAGATAATAAAAAGGATAGAGCGTGGAAGATTTAATTGTAAAATTATTTATGATTATAGTGTCAGGTGTTGTTGGTTTTTTTGGGTGGGTGTTTAAGGGTACCGCAGTAAAGGCAGATAAAGCAGTGTCACTATCTAAGGAATTAAAAGGCCGAGTTGAGAAGCTAGAGACAACCCAGGATGAGGTTCATGCTTTAGCTGTGTCCTTTGGCAAGGTAGAAACAAAAGTTGAAAATATTGAGGGCACCTTAAGGCGCATTGAGACTTACATGCTGGAAGAGAGAAAAAGATGAAAATCGCCGTTATAGAAGATAGTGATACTGATGTTTTTATATATCAGGAAACATTTTTAAACGGATTTGATTTTGACCGTTATGGTTTTGCAGGTGATTTTTTAGAGCAGAATGATTTGTATGATGTCGTTTTTTTAGATTTAAACTTACCAGATATGATGGGGTTAGAATTAATAAAGGCAGTAAGAAGCAATCATGATAAAAAATTAATAGTAGTAACGGGCACGGGTAGCGGATATTTGCGCGGAAAAAACATGAGAGACATTATGTGCGCTGGTGCGGATGAGGTTTTTCAAAAGAGTTTTATAAAGCAACCAGCATATATAGAAATGATTAAAGGTGAATTTATATGTACAGATTTGGCAGAACAAGCTTAAGCAGGCTAGAAACAGTGCACCCAGACATGCAGCGTGTAGCGCACAGGGCCATGTCTATGCAGATTATGGACTTTTCTATAACTGAGGGTTTGAGAAGCTTTGAACGCCAGCGCAGGCTTGTCGCTATGGGGCGCAGCAAGACACTCAACAGCAAACATTTAAAGCAGTCTGACGGTTGGTCACATGCTTTTGATGTAGCGCCCTATCCTATAGATTATAAAGACCATGGACGCTTCTATATTTTAAATGGTATTATACGGGCGGCGGCAATAGTTGAGGGGGTTAATATCCGAACTGGTGCCGATTGGGATAGTGATGGCATGATTAACGATCACACGTTTGTTGACTTACCGCACTATGAATTGAAACTTTAAGGAGAACACCATGCTAACAGGTTGGAAAACTTTTTTAACGGCAATTGCATTTTCTATTTTTGGAGCACTTGAAACGCTTGATTTTACGCAATTTTTGAATGCAGAAAATGCGGGGTATGTAACTTTGGCACTATCTGTAATTATGATGATTTTAAGGGCCTTGACAAGAACGCCTATTTTAAAATCTGAATAATGGATAAGTATATAATCATATTAGTAGCCGCCATTGTTTTGATAGCTCTGGGCGGCTATTTGTTAAGGCAATACGGCGCAGCTCAATATGATGCGGGGTACGCACAAGCGGAACTTGATAGCGCTAACGCGGCCACCAAAGCGGGCAACACGGCAGCAAGAAAGCTTGAGGATATAAAAAAAGATGTTAAGAAAATGTCGACCAGTGATATTGATAATGAGTTGCGTGATCTTGGCATCATGCGCAGCAACAAAGACTATTGACACTGTAATATTGCAAGCACCTCAAGGAACGGCACACCCAGAGGATACGCCAACAACAAAATCATGGATGCTTTCATATGAGCTTTGGCGCAGGGATATGATTGAAAGATATGGCGCACAATAATCTTTATGTGTATAATCTAAACACCATTGCAAACCCAAAGGATATTATCATGGCAACACCAAAAGCAAAAGCCCCAGCTAAAAAGGCGGCACCTAAATCAAAAACACCAAAGTCTGGTATTGGCGCTTTTAACAATTCATTGCAAGCTAGCGCGGCAAAAGCAAAAGCAAAAACAGATAAGCGTTTAAAAGCTGAAGATGCGGCGGCTGCAAAGGCTGCTAAAGAAGAGCAAAAGCGCGTAGACGCAAAGCGCAAAGAGCGTGACGCTAAGAAAAAATAATTAATCAAATTTATTTAAATAGAAAAAAAGCCCCTGCATTATATGGGGCTTTTCTTATATGTGGACGAGGGGTGGCAGGATTCAAACCTGCCGCCGTGAACGCGCCTAGACCGCACCCCTCTGGCACTGCGCCCAAAAGGAGACGCAACCTCAGTGTATTACTCTTTACGCAAACTTACTACCATTAACTGCTTACGACCTGTATTAGATCGTTTTAAATACCCGTATTTTAAAAGCCTGCCAATAACAACCTGAGCGCTACTGTGTGTGTCATACTCAAGACGGTCTGCAACACTTCTTATTGTTGGCTGAATACCTTGCGCAATATCCGCCTTAACAGCAGATAAAACAGATTTTTCAACGTCCGTTAACACAGGCATTTCAACGGCCTCTTGCTCATTCTCAAGAACCTGATTACACAATCCTCTTAACCTGCCAACTGGCACAGGGTAAGTGCTGGCGGGCGCATGGTTTTTTGTAAGGCGTAGTAGCTTTTCAGCAAAATGTTTAATATTAAATTCCATATCTACACCATCCCTAGCGCTGTTTTATAAAGGTCAAACAGCTCATACTGCTCACGCCTTTTTTCTGTGTCAAGCTTTCGCTCTGATACAATTTTACGCACGGTCTTTGCATCAAAGCCAACACCTTTAAGCTCTGCATACACCCCTTTGATGTCCTCTGCAATGCCCGCTTTTTCTTCTTCTAAACGCTCTATCCTGCCTATAAAAGACTTTAGTCTTTCCCCAGCAACGCCGCCAACGTCCTGAACCTGTGGCACCTCACCTGAATTATGCCCCTGCCCTGTATTTTCTTCTGTCATGTTAATACTTTCTTATATTTTGTGTGAGATGATTAATTATCCCCACACAGTGGAACTAAAGGGCTGCACCGCGCAGCCCTTCTTTTTATGCTTGGTGTATATCACCGTTTTCTGGGTTGTATTGCCCACCATAGGTAGGATCTTGCTTTGCATCGCCAAGGCTCAGCTCTTGAACCAAGTCGGGTTGCTCTTCTGTGGCGCCGCTGTCTGCAACTTGCGCCTCACCTTCTATGTCACCTTGCTCATTAAGATAAATAATTTCGCCGCGCTCATGGCCGCCCTCAATTGCGGCTGCCTTTTGAACATTAAGGGGTAACTGTGATGCTAAAGCACGGATTGCGGTCTTAACTGCCATTTGCTCATAGTTGCTTGCCCACGGGTTAGATTTAATCTTTTTAGACATGTAAGCTTGATAACCCTGTGAGCTGTCACGTATCTCGTTAATGTGCTCAACATGCACCACCTTAAAGACGCTGGGCAGTGTTGCGTGCCGTGCGGTGGCATATGCGTATTGTATAGCGCCACGCTCTGTAGCGCCCCCCGCTGCTGGCCTATGCTTAAGGTCTGGGTTTAACCCTTCATGGTATTCAAATGCATCATGCTCACGCACAACGGTACCACTGACTGTAAAGCCATTGTTGCGTGCGAGTGTAATATAACCTTTGTAACCTGGTATGAATTGAGCTTTGCGACCATATGGCACGATGTATCCTTGACCAAGCGCATTATCTACCTCAAGACCAAGCACGGCTGCGGTCATTGCAGATTGTAAAATGCTGGTGGGGTCGCAGTTGGCAAGGTAATTGTTTTGCCCTAGCGCTGTAAGTACGCTCTGCTTAAGCTTTGCAGGACTCATGTGAGGTGGTAGCACCGCCTCAAACTTATCCATGCACTTGCTTAAATTGCGGTCATGCCGTTCTATGGTGGTTAATTGTTGGTTCATAATTTCTCCTTTTGTTTTACAGTGCCGCTGTATTAGTAATGTTTACTATATTGTAAAGTGTATTGCAAGTATAGCTAAAATTATTGCTATCCAGTAAATTGTAGCCATCATTTACGCCTCCCTTATTGTAAAGCGCAGTTGGCTTGATTGCTTGGCTGGCTGTGGCTTGCGGTTAACTTGTATAACCTTTGTTTCAACGCCGTAATGCTTTGTGCTGGCGGCAATCCTTTTTGTCACACCGTCTGGTGAAACTGCCATAAGGTGGTGTAGTATCTTTGCTTTATACTCTTTCTGTTTACGGTCTGCTTCAGACTTATCATATTTCGCTTGCTCATGTTGCATAATGAGGTCGTCAAGGATTGGATCATCGCCTTTGTCAATAAGCTCTGGCGGATGCTCTTTGTCCTCTTCACAGTGCTTAAACATTTCAGCAATGTGCTCACATTCTTTATGTCCCAAAAGATCAGGCTCTTTGCAATTTTGGACGTCATCCCAAAACTCACCGCACTTTTTAATAATATGCTCATGCACCTTAGGGTCGGGCTTACGGTACATTATGCGTATGTCTTCTGGGTTGCCCGCGTGCATAGAGCCAATGCATCCCCATTTATACGTGGGAAGACCAGCCGCCTTACGCGCAGCATTAACCACAAGGAATTGATCTTGCAATTGCAGCTCAACATGAACGGGTGCCCTGTTCTGCCCCCAGTTTGGAGAGAATGTGCTTACGTTTTTAATTTCAAGTATGCCTGGGCCGTGTTCACTTTCAATCACGTAATAATCAAGGGTGGTACCTAAATATGGGTGATCGGGGTGTATGTGATACTCACGGCAATGCTTTAGCTCCCAGTGCATTTCCCCGCTAATAAATGCGGCAATGACTGGCTCCATGGCATTACCAAAAGCCATAAGCTTGCTCTCAAAGTTTGGCTCATAATTACCGCGCTTCACGTGAAACAGCTCATTAAGGGTTCCGTAAGGTGAGCACCCCATTACAATCCCGACCTCACTTGCGCCGATAGTTTTTTGCCGCATTTGGTGCCAATGTTTTTCATTCTCGATAGGTATGATTGACATTATTTAACCCCTATAATCTTGTTTGTTTCTTCTTTAGCTTCAAGCCACTCTGAGTGCAAAAGCCAGTCTACCAGATCAAATTGTGTTTCCATTATAGCCCCGCTGTCCCGTGTTCTGCCAAATCACCGTGGTAATGCTCATACTCAACTGTGCTTTTGACAGTGGTGAATATATTGCGCTCACCGTCATCATCGTATGTATAAGCAATAAGCTCAATATCATCTGAGAAAACCTCACCGTTGCGCATATCTTCTATGTCTTGAATGTGTTCTTGGTGGTGATCATCGGCTGCCTTTTGAGCTGCGTTCTTGCAAGAATAATCATCATCACAAATTTCACCGTCATATATGTAAGTCCATTGAAAAGTCATTTTAGTCTCCTTTTGTTTTTTGTGTCAGTGCCTATTGACAATCACTAAATTAAACAACATTATAACATAAGTCAACAACAAAAGGTTATAAAAATGAACACAACAGAAAAAGTAAAGACGTGGCGTTGGAGAATAAAGAGGGTAGGCCATACCCAACATTCTTTTTGTGACACTATACAAGTATCAAGGACAGGAATGTCTTTGTATGTAAACGGCAAGCAAGACCCTAGCTTAAAAATGTTTGATAAAATTGAGGGAAAGCTACTTGAACTTGAGGAGGCTGCCGATGTTGAGGGTTAAAGGTTGGAAAAAATTTCAACACTATAAAGACCGAAACCCGCCTTGGATAAAGCTTAACAAGGAGCTTTTACACAACAGGAAGTGGTTTAAGTTAAGTGATGCTAGCAAGGCGCTATCAATAATGTTGTGGCTGATAGCGAGTGAACATGAGAAACACATGAGCGGGTTGCTTGATGATGACCCTGAGGAGATAGCTTTCCGCACTCGAATGGATGAAAAAAAGGTTGTTGAGTGCATAAAAGAGCTTATTTCTCAAGGGTTTATAGAGCATGTAAAAAAAGATGATGCTGATTTGCTAGCACCTTGCTATCAAGACGCTACCCCAGAGACAGAGACAGAGACAGATTATAATAATAAGGGGGGCGTGAAAAAAATTGCTTTCGATGATTTGTCGGTTTCACACATATCTGACTGGCTGACACAAAAAAGGGTTAGCGGTAAGTATTTGGATATTGATGAGTATGAGCAGCTTGAACACTTTAAGAATTACTGCGTTGCCAATGGAAGGGTAACGGGGAAAAAGGCGTACTCTGATTTTGTCAGGGCGTTACAGAATAGTTTTGGCTGGGAATCAGCAAAGAAGAAAGGCACACTAAATGGATCACATAAGCAAAAACCTACCAACAATGACGTACTCGCAAGAAAACTTGCCCAGCAAGACGCAATCGCCGCAGCAGAAAGCGGAGAACAACAAGCAGATACTTCACATGGTGAACCAATGCTTTGCCATACAGAGCACTTACGGGAAGACGGCGGAGCAGCTTGATATTCTTATGGATGCAATGGTGTATGATCTTGGTGGTTATAACTCAACGGTTGTCAGGGCTGCGTTTGATGAGTGGCGCAAAACTAAAAGAATAATACCAACGCCCGCCGATATTATTGCGCTGTGTGATAAATACAAGGCAAGGCATAGGCACGCAAAAATAAAACACAGACCAGCCAAGCCAGTACCAAAGCCCTATGAGCCATATTTTTATGAAGGAAAGTTTTGGGCGCAGTTTGAAGAATATGAGCGCCAGCAGTTTGTTACGGATCTGGCTCAGCTGCCAGCGCATATAGGCGTAACGTGGTGTGAGATATACCACGCGCCAGTAAGGTTGGTAAAATGAAAGTTCTTGATCTTTTTAGTGGCATAGGCGGTTTTAGTCTTGGGCTTGAGCGCGCGGGTATGGAGACAGTTGCGTTTTGTGAAATAGACGAGTTTTGCCAAAAAGTTTTAAAAAAGCATTGGCCTGATGTGCCGATATTCAATGATGTACGGGAGTTAGATTATGACGGATCAGTTGACCTTATTTGCGGAGGATACCCTTGTCAGCCATTCAGTGTTGCTGGGAACAGAAAAGGCGAGGAGGATGACCGTCACCTCTGGCCAGCTATGTTTAGCCTCATCAAAAAACACAGGCCCACTTGGGTCATTGGAGAAAATGTTGTTGGGCACGTCAGCATGGGCCTCGACAGTGTGCTTGATGACTTGGAAAGTGAAGGTTACGCCTGCCAAACATTTATTATTCCAGCTGTTGCCGTTGACGCCAAGCACAGGCGGGACAGGGTCTGGGTTGTGGGCAACGCCGAACACCATGGATCATTTACCTCAGAGAAGCGAAGAAAGCCTTTTGAGGCAAGCGCACACAACTCGGAAGGGGCGATCAAAACCTGCAAATTTAAGGGAGCAAGTCGACCCAAAAGTAATGAGAATGTGGCCGACACCGCAGGCGAGCGACAACAGAGACAGGGGGAATCTATCAAACCCAAGTGTGAAAAGAAGATTAAAAAAAGGCAAACAGATGATGTTATCGCAAGTTGTTTCCAAAAAGAGTGGGCAGCTGAACCCAGACTGGGTCGAGTGGCTGATGGGGTACCCAATAGGGTGGACAGACTTAAATCACTCGGAAACGCCGTAGTCCCTCAGATACCAGAAATAATCGGTAGAGCGATTATGGAGGCGCATAATGAAGATTGAGGTAATACTCCCCTTGCCCGTCACGCTAAATAAGCTTACGCACAACAACCGCGCAAAGAACGGTGGCAAGGGTGGCAGGTCAAAAACTAAACGCGCCAAGAATTGGTACCGTGACGCACAAGCTTATGCGCAACCATTTGTGCAAGGGCATAAAAAACACTGCGTGGATAACATTAACACCGCTGCTAAATACTGGAACTTTAGCAAGAAAGCGCATGACCTGCATCACATGCACAGGGATCATATGTGGTTATCTTATCAGGTAACATATACATACTGGTTTGCAGAAGAGAGGCATAAATTACCGCGCGATGTTTTTAACTATGAAAAGCAGCTTAGTGATTTTTTGACAGACATGGGATTTTTGCTGGACGATTCTTTTATTGATGATGGCCGTGTATTGCGCGGCGGCACAGACCCAGAAAATCCGAGGGTAGAAATATTTATAAAAACTATTGACCTTGAATAAACATTGTATTACGTTTGTATATAGGCACTAAACAAAAGGAAAACATTATGATTACACCACAAGCATTAATGGCATACCGCAGACTTAAACGCGCGGAAAAATCTTTAAACACAGCGGCACGCAAAAAAGCATGGTCATTTTTATCCAGTGACGTTGAAGCGGTTAGGCTTGATATTGCCGTGCAAAAGGCGGCGTGTGAAAAGCTTCAATGTGAGCGTGAGTATAATGACGCTATTATGAAAGAAGCTGTTAGGGGGTTAAAGAAATGACATACCCAGATAAACCAGGCGCACAGGCGCACAGTGAAACAAGCCGTGAGGCTGCAATGAGGTTTGACCCCAGCACATACTATGGGCGCATACTTGATAAACTTAACCTTGTGGGCGCTCATGGCCTTACGTGTGATGATATATCACTACAGATGGATGTTGAGCAAAGCACGATAGGTGCAAGGTTGCGTGAGCTTGAGCTTAAAGGCGGCGTTGTAAAGACCGCACAAAAGCGTAAAACCCGATATAACCGCAATGCTTTTGTTTACGTGACCAAAGATAATTGGCATGAGGGCATGGGGAAAGCAACCGTAAAGGAAAAGCCCATTGATATTATTCAGCTTGAGGCAGAGCACGCACGCATGAAGCAGGCACTTGAGCGCATAGCCGATGACGACTTTGCAAACTCATGTGAACTTTACGTTATTGCCAATGAAGCGCTAGGAAAGGTTAGGGCATAATGACAAAAGAGATTGATTTAGAAGAACTGGAAGCGGCTTTAGAAATGTCGCAAGGTGATGATAACCAGATGATTGACAATGAAGTTTGGAATGAGATTGTTGCCGCCGCCCAAGAATACGCCCGTATCAAGCCGAAATGGGACAGGATGCGGGAGGCTAGGGAAGAAGCTACAGACGGCGCTTGGTTTTTTGACAGCACGGGCATCACAGTAGCCGCACCAAATGGAGGTAATTACGGCATAACTTTTCGTGATAATTCGAACGGCATCTTCGCTGTAATTTGCGCCAACGAACTTAGGGAGGAATGATATGGATGATAATTTAGCATTAGACTGTCTCAGTACAGTTAAAAAAGAGAATGTGCTTTGCCCAGAATGCGCGGGTTTAGGGGAGCGGGATAACGGAATGTATTTTAATTTTTGTGAGTGCTGTGTTGGGCGAGGTGCTTTAGTGAAAACAACAGCAATACTTTACGAAAACTTAACGGCAAAACATACAAAGGAAACCCAATGAAAACATACAACCCAAAAACACACGTAGTAGTGCCGATTGAGCCTACGGAAAAAATGTCAAAGGCGGGGCAAGATTTAGTGAGGAGTTACGCCTATACAGGGGTTGATTTGATATACAAGGAAATGCTATCAGCCGCCCCTGAACCAGATCAAGAAACGGTTGCGGATGGTGACGCTATAGCGGATGAACTGTCAAAAATTTACAGCCGTGAGTTTGAGAAATATAAAGGCAATACAGGAGATTATTACCCAAACAATCACGCGGCTATGATCGGGTGCATGAAAAAAGCGTTGTGCGCCCTTGATACTAATGGCGACTATTTGACCACCAGAAAAGCAGTTTCAGAATTAAGCGGTATTCCCATGATGGCTGCTACATTTGACAAACACATAGAGGCCATTAAACAAATTATAAACACCCGCGCCAAGCCAACCCCGATAGAGGTGGGGGAGCATGATTTTAGTACCGCGTTTGATGATTTTTCAGTTGAGTATTTAGGTTTAGAGCCAAACGTGGACACATTGCGCGATGATACTGTTTATGCAATCCAAGCAGCTCTTCAAATAGCAATAGAACAGGAGAAGAAGTGATGATTATATTTTTTAAAATATTGGCAATTATTGTTTTTATATTATCAGCTTTATCGGCAATTTTGCCTAGATTTATGGACGAAACTTCAATTGCCGATAAAGTAATATGCCTTTCTTTGTCGGCTATTTGCGCAGCATATTTAATATTTTTTTAAGGAAAACCAATGACGAATAAACAAAACGATATTGATGCGGCTATTAAAACGGTCAAGAGATTAATTAGACACGGCACACTGGTTGAAGGTAAGACCACTCAAGCCATTATATCAGCCCTCGAAGCGCAGAGGGATGGCGGTATGGGCAATGTGCTGGGCGATAAAATTATTTCTGGTGCGTGGAATGATGACGCGACAAAGCTTACAATTCTAACTGAAAATGGTCGTGAATATATTCGCACAGAACCCCAACCACCAGAGACGGAGGTCGAGTGATGACCTATGCGATAATCCTTGTAGCGATAGTTATTTTAGGTTCTGTAATATCTTTGGGCTTGGTTTTGGCATGGGTTGGTTTTACCCTTGCCCTGTTGGTACGCGAGAAGCATTCAAAGCAATGGCGGCGCGGTTGATCGAGGAGGAAACAGAATGATAGACTGGTTAAATGAAATGCCCAGACACCGCGCTATGAGGTGGGTTCTTTTTTTAAACTTCGCTCTTCTAATCGGGGTTATATGCGCAGTTATTTTAATTTGGAAAGGGAGTGCTTGATGCCAAAGAAAAACCCTAATAAATATGAGCAGTTTAAACACCTAAACCTCAATGAAAAGCAACAGGACTTCGTTTATTGGTACTGTCATCCTGATTACAACTACAACGGCACCAGAGCCTATGCAAAAGCTTATGGCTTAAGTAATATAGATGATTATGCCAATTGTCAAACTTCCGCCTCACGGTTGCTATCTAATGTCATGGTTATGGATGCAGTTGACATAGAACGTAATAGGCGCATGGAATCGCATGAAGAGCTAGCTACGTTTGTTATGAGTGAATGGCACAAGATGGCGCAGGCAGACATTACGCAAGCCCTTAACATTACTGGCCCTATCATCATGATTAAAGATATGTCCGAGATACCACAGCACTTGCGCAGTTGCATTAAAAAGATTGAGACCACCAGCAGCGGCGTAAAGGTTGAGTTTCACGATAAGAACAAGGCGCTCGATAGCTTGGCCAAGGCGCTTGGAATGTTTGTTGATCGGGTTCAAAACGTCAATGAGGACTATGAAAGTTTGATTGATAAGATTGAAAAGAAACGCGCAGAGAAAAAGAAAAACAAATGAACATGCAAAAAGAAATTAAAGAGGCGTTTCGCACGGATGAATGGAGGCGCGCTGGAACCAATGAAAGCGGCGTGTGCCTATATGAACTGCTAAAAGATGGCGAGGTTATTGCACGCGGCTCAATGTTAAGCCTGTATGATAAGGCCACGGATTCAACAGAGCAGGTGGACTTGTTTATCTAAACGCGGTATTATTCCACAGCACTAAACAAAAGGGTATAGCGTGAAAATAGCAGATTATATTATCATTGAAGACACTCACAAAAGTATGGTTGAAACCGTAAACAAGAGGATACGCGATGGTTATAGACCTTACGGCTCACCCCTGCATGTTTCGTCATCCAATTACGGCGATGAGGAATATTACGCACAAGCTATGGTGTTGGAAGCATGACAAACTTAATAGGCCTTGAAGCCTCAAACGCAGACGACACAGAAGATAAGGTTCCTCAAATTGATCAGGCGCGGCTTGGCAAGGTGTTTGAGGTTGCTAAAAAACTTAACAGCAAGCACCAGATACAAACGGTTTGGCTTGATGATGTGCTTGAGTGGGGGCTATTGACTAGTAAGCACGTAATGACCAAAGACGGTATGCGCTGCTATGACACGATAAACTTTCTGGATTCCTTCACCGTTAAGCAGCACGTTGATATGATACGCGGAGCTTTTAGTGATGTTGAGAAAGAGGCGCAAGCTGAAATACTTAAAGACAGCAAGACAAGAATTATTATGACAGGTGTTAATGCGTGACCGACACACTAAGCATTGATAAAATACTTGAGGCCAAAAGACTGCTTGAGAAGCAGTCAGGACCACCTTCCCCACCTGCTAAAATTGCGGTAGGTCTTTGGGTTGAGAGGAGCTTGCGCGAACAATGCTCGCCACTTAATTCTGACATTGGCGGTAAGGTTACTATGTTTTATGGCATTAAAATTGTTTTGGACGTAACTCTTAAGCCAGATGAGTTTACGGTTTATGATAAAGATGAAAATATTATACATAGTGGGACTATGGCATGACCCCATTGCAAGAAGAGTTACTTGAAAGCCTACCGCTATACGCAGAAAATCAATTAAAGATTAAGCCAAAGACTGGCCCGCTTATACCTTTTGTGATGAACAGGGCGCAGCATTATTTGCATGAGCGCTTAGAAGAGCAGCTTGAACGTAACGGGCGTGTGCGTGCTATCATTCTTAAAGGCAGACAGCAGGGCTGTAGCACGTATGTGGGAGCAAGGTATTATCACAAAACAGTAACGCACAAAGCTTTGCTCACGTTTATCTTTGCGCATGACAGTGAAGCTTCAAGCTCTTTGTATGATATGGTTAAAACCTATTATGACGAGAGTGAAGACCCGCTGTTTAGGCCGCATTTAGGCACGAGTAACGCCCGCGAATTGATATTCCCAAACCTTAAAAGCGGTTACAAAGTTGGTACGGCTGGCACACGGGGTATGGGGCGCTCTAAAACATTTCAGCAGATACACTGGTCAGAGGTCGCATACAGCCCAAATTGTGATGATCACAGCGCTGGTATTCTACAGACCGTGGCAGATGCGGACGATACAGAGATTATACTTGAAAGCACAGCTAATGGGCAGGGTAACTATTTTCACAGGGCGTGTTTACAAGCAATGTCTGAGGAAAGCGCCGCTGATTTTGAAATGGTTTTTATCCCGTGGTATTGGCAAGATGAATATAAGCGTGACGCAGAGGGCTTTGAGCTATCGCAGCCAGTTGCAGATCAAGACTTCCCCAGTGAGCAAGAATACTATGAGATTTTTAAGAAAGATGGCTTGACGCTTGAGCACCTTGCGTGGCGGCGTAAAAAGATTGATGTTGATTTTCAAGGAGATACTGAGCGCTTTTGCCGTGAATACCCGTTTACACCCGAAGAGGCTTTTGAAAGCTCTGGTGCGGATTCGTATATCAAGCCGTTGCTTGTGCGTAAGGCGATAAACACACCAGTCATACAGAGCAACGCGCCGTTAATTATGGGTGTAGACCCCGCACGCATGGGTGGCGATCAGTTTAAAGTGCATCATCGCAAGGGTCGCAATTCAACCAAGCATGAGAAATACCCGCCAATGCGCTTAGATCAAAGCACAACGCGCTTAATACAGGACATTGAGAAATACAAACCTGCTGCGGTTAACATTGATGCGGGCGGCTTGGGTGTTGGCCTGTATGATAATTTAGTGGGGGCTGGGTATGGTCATATCGTTAACAAGGTTGATTTTGGTGGTGCAGCCTTAGATCCTGAAAACAACAAAGACATGACCGCGCAAATGTTTAGATATGCACGTGAGTGGTTTGAGGATGCGCCGTGCTCTATGGCTATGTTGGATGCAAAAGACGCTCAAGCTATACAGTCACAGTTATCTGCGCGGGAGCATGACTGGCACAACAACAAAATACTGACCATGATTAGTAAAAAGATATTCAAAAAAGAATATGGCTTTTCCCCAGATGATGCTGATGCGTTTTTGCTTACGTTCGCTGTTAAGATTAACCCAAAGAATGAAGGGCGGCAAATGATGCAGACGCACGTTGCGGAACCAGATTGGAACCCTTTCTAATGCATAAGGTACCATTTAACGCAGCGCACCTTAACCATATCAACGTGCAAGAAGACCAAAAGCATGTGCTTGAGTTATTTGACCAGACGGAATACCAAGAGCTGTTGCTTTGCGGCGAGGCTTACACAGTTTTACACAAGGGGCGCATTGTAGTGATTGCAGGAGTTTTCCCGCTTACAGATTACATGGGGCGGGCGTGGGCTGTTGTTTCTGCAGATGCGGGGCGTGATTTGCTACCTGCCTCAAGAATAATTGCTGACTTTCTTAAAAATTCAAGCTATGTTAGGATTGATACGCCAGTACGCCGTGCCTTTGTCAATGGCGCACGCTGGTGTGAGTTGTTAAAGTTTATTAATGAAACCCCGACCACAGGCATGAAACACTATGGATATGATGGTGAGACATACGATTTGTGGGCATATTTTCCAGAGGTGAAGCATGGGTGACTTAAATCCGTTCAAAAAGAAAAAACCAGACACAAGCGCTATTGAGGCGCAAGAGAAACGACTAGCAGAGCAAGAGGCAGCAGTTGAGGCAGATGCAGAGGAGCAGCGCCGAAAAGAACAAGCAACCAAAAGATCACGAGCTGGCCGCGCTGGTTCACGCTCTTTGTTGTCAGGATTAGAAACAGGCGTAACACCAGAAGATCAAGGCAAGAGAGGTAGTTTAGGCTAATGGCCCAGCTTCCCGTAGAAAAGATTATTGTCCGCGCTGAAAAAGGTTTTACTGAGCGCGATCTAAACAGGCAGCTCTTTGAGGACTCGTATGAGTTTATGTTGCCGTATAGAAATACATTTAACAACCAAGCGGGAACGCACAACAAGCCTACAGTGCAGTATGACAGCACGGCGATGAACGCAGCCAGTAACTTTGTAAACACCATGCAAAGCAACTTTACGCCAGTCTTTACACGATGGGCAGAGCTTAAAGCAGGGCCAGGGGTGCCAGAGAAAGCGCGTAAGAAATACAACAAAGAGCTGGAAAAGCTTACTGATATTGTTTTCACATACCTAAACGCCTCTAATTTTGCCACGGCCTCAAGTGAGATGTTCTTTGAGTGGGGCATTGGTACGGGCGCTCTTTGGTGTCATGAGGGTGATCAACAGCAGCCGCTTAACTTTATGGCAACGCCAATGAGCGAGATGGGCTTGGTTGAGGGGCGTTTTGGTACCGTAGACACACGATGCAGAAAATATAAGATTAAGGCACGCCTGATTAAAGCTACATGGCCCAACGATGATGTGAAGCTTGACCATGATTTATCCGCAATGGTGCGTGACAACCCTGATGATGATGTTGAGCTTGTTGAGGCTTGCTATTATGACTATGATGACTTTGTATGGCGCTATGAAGTGCTGTATGAAAAATCAAAGCACAGGCTTGTTGAGAAAACATTTAATGAAGAGATTTGTTTTACGCCGCGCTGGTTAAAGATACCAGGTCATGCCTTTGGTATTGGGCCGTTTGTTCTTGCTATGGCTGATATTAAGACGCTCAACAAGATGAAAGAGTATATGTTGCGTAATGCGGCGCTTTCAGTGTTTGGTGTATACACTGTTGCAAGCAATGGTGGTTTTAACCCTAACTCGGCAAAAATTGCCCCTAACGCCTTTATCCCCGTTGAGCGTAACGGCGGGCCTAATGGTCCAAGCATACAGCCCTTGCCGCGCACTGGATCTGTCGATGTTCAAGAGTTTATGGTGCAAGACCTTAAAGACAGCATACGCAAAACAATGCTTGATACAAGATTGCCAGAGCAGCAAGCCACGCCAGCAAGCGCATTTGAAATAGCCGAGCGTATTCGTGAGTTTCAGACAGATATTGGCAGCGCATATGGTCGTGCGATGTTTGAGTTTGTGCAACCGTTATTTAAGCGTGTGATTGCAATCTTGTCACGCAAGGGGCTTATTACGCTTCCAGAAGGTTTTGAAATTGATAATTTCTTTGTGCAGGTGCAGGTCGTTAGTCCGATTGCTCAAACGCAGGCGCTTGAGGATGTGCAGAAATTCTTACAAACATATCAGATGACGGCAGGCATTAACCCACAGCTTGCTATGATGGCTTATGAGATAGAGAAGGTACCGCAATGGTTAACAGAAAAAACGGGCTCACCATCAAAGCTGTTAAGGGATATTGACCCAGAAGAATTAAAGAACGCACTGTTGCAAACGGCAGCGGCGCAAATGCAAGCGGGCGAAGAGCCTATGCAACAACAATAAATGAGTATATTATACACAAAACATAGGAGGCCAAGATGGCAGATATTACAGCAAATATTAACGAAGGTCAGGGCGGCAAGCAGTATGAATGGGAGCAAATTAACCACGATGATGACGGTGCGGCGGTTCAAGTTGACGCTGGAAAATACACAGTCACTTGTGAAGGCACATGGACTGGATCGGCTCAGATAGATATTCAGTACGGGCAAACAAGCGCAAATGTTGCTGATGTTGATACAACAAACCTACGCTTTACGGCAAACGGCAGTTATAACATTGAGATTGGTCGCGGGTGGATTAAGCCAACACGCACAAGCGGAAGCGCGGGCGCAGACATTGACGTGACGTTAACCCCTATCCCAAGGTAGCTATGAGCATTTCAAAACCCATAACAAGCCCTTTGTCGGTTTTGTCTGCTGTTAGCATAACAGGGCTTGCACAGGCCGCTGGTGATGTGATTAACGGGCCAGATGATATTGATGGCTTGATTGCGTGGTATGATGCAACCGATACAGCAACAATCACGCTTAGTGGTAGTGATGCAACGGAAATATCTGATAAGTCAGGCGTAAGTAATCCCCTTGTATTCCCTTCTGGTTCACGCCCTCAATCTGGAACGCGCACCGTCAATGGTGATAACGTGCTTGATTTTAACAATGATCACGGCGTATTCCCTTCATCATTGCTTGATACATTTACGGATGACTTTACGCTTGTGGTTGTTGCGGGTAAGGACAACACAAGCAATACAAGGTTGCTCCATGGGTTAGTGGGTGGTTCAATTCAATTTGGTATAAACACGCAAAATGGAAATACGCGCATAAACTATACGTTGGGTTCAGGCACAACAATTGACGAGACCATTGACACAAACACGCACATTTACTCAATGCGCCACGTATCAAGCACGCAAAGCTTTGAGTATTACTTTGACAGCATAAAAGAAACTGTTACGCGACCCTCTATTGCAACCCTCGATAGCTTTGAAATTGGCCGCAACACTGGATCAAATAACCAGAAATGGAATGGCTACGTGAAGGAATTTATTCTTTATGACCGTGCCTTAACAGATGCAGAGCTGGGGGCGTTAGGAATTTGACCCTTGGAGCCTATTTAAAACAAAAACACTCAGAAGTTGATTTTTTCACTGGCAAGTATGGTGAAGGGCTTGACGATATATACAATCGCAAGGTTAGAGGCATAAAGGCTTTTGACCCCGCTGATTACAGCACAAACCTTTTGACAGATGATTTTGATATTAGCGACTGGGATGTTGCTATAGCAAACAGTGACGTATCAATATCTGATGGCGTAATCACAAAGACAGGCTCAACAAGCGGATCGTTTCGCGCTGATTACGTACTACCAAGCACAATCCCAAGCGGTTCACGGGTGCGAATATTGTATAGACAAGAGGGCGATGCAGATTGGGCGCTAAATCTTATGGGTGCAAGCGCTGATGGCTTTGACCGCATGACAATTGGCCGTGATCTTTGGTTTGCTAATGATATTGTTGTTGATGAAGACAAAACAGAATTGCGTGTATCCGTTACAAATGATGATGGCGCGGGTTCCTTGCGCAATGTTGTGTTGCGTGTTGAGGACATTGAAAGCATTGATTATGATATTGTTGTAAGAATTGGGCAATCCAATGAGCAGGGCAAAAGCTCAGGCACACCAACTAACCCTGATATTGATTTACCGCACCCTGACATTGACGTTTATCAAGGCACCTTTGATGGGCAGCTTGGGCAGGAAAGAGGGCGCATTACGCAAGCTGTGATGCCTGTATCGCACTATATTGTGAATAGAGATGGGGTAAGTCCTTGCTTGGAATTTGCCAGATATTACGCGGATAACACGCTTGCGGCTGGTCGTAAGGTTATGTTAGTGCCGTTTGCCCGTGGTGCAACGCAGCTTGTCAATGCTAATGCGTCTTGGGATCCTGATGTTCTGAGTGAGAATAGAACATATGGGATGCTTGATGATGTTGTTGATGCGGTGCGTGCGTTGCTAGGGCTTGATGGTTCACCCGCTTTAGTTGGTTCTGGCTCAACTGTAACTGTAATAGGTTGGTGCCAAGGTGAAAGCGACACGTCCGTTGCGGACGCTGCTCTTTACAATATGCGGTTTACCGCCCTGCTTACTTATTTGCGAACACAATTTAACGATAGCAATATACCATGCGTAATTATGGGATTGATGGAAGAAACGGGCTTGTATGATAACGTCATTGCAGAGCATAAGAAGCTTGATAAGGACAGTGGCGAGATGGTCGCATTGGCAAATGTTATCTATTCGGGTTATAAAGATACTTACCCAAGCGGAAATGTTGGCGATGATACGCATTTTAACACGGCGGCAAATAGGCTTCGGGGATACGATACAGGCTTCGATCATAAGGATCGCATTGTAGATGGGAATTAATTTATGTGGAATGATGCATATATGAACCCTTTAGGGTTTGAAGAGCTTGAACAAAAGGAACTTACAGCAGAAGAGGCGCAGGCTGCGGAGTTTGAGAAAGCAGCAAAAGAGCGTTATGATTACTGCATTCATATGGCGACAGTGTTTAAGGGGCCAAAGGGCAAGCAAATACTTAAGACATGGCGCGAGAATACTATAGAGCGTTCTGCGTGGTCGCCATCACTTGCAAATGAAAACACGCTTGATAAAGCAAACGCGCACGCATACGCCCGTGAAGGGCAGAATGCCTTTGTTAGAGACATTGAACAATGCATTGAAATTGCCAACAAGTGCAAGACACTGGACGATTTTTGTGCAATGATTAATCAGTTAGGTACTGCAAACCAAATTTAAAAGGAGACTAAAATGGCAGAAGAAAACACCAATGACGACACTGGTGCGGATGACGCAACAGAAAGCACAGACACAAGCACTAATGATGGCGGGGATGCCGCTGCTGATAGCGCGGCTAGTGAACCCCAAGACAACCAAGACAGCAACGGACAGACAGGCTCAATGCTTGATGCCCTTGGTGATGGCGAAGGCACAGACTTTGATTTTACGGGCGAGGATAAGCCAGAGGGATTCCCCGATGAGTTTTGGGATGCAGACAACAACGCTGTAAACCCGCAAGCCCTATTTAATGAGGTCAAAAAGCAAGAGAAGATTGCCAAAGATTTACGCGCTAAAATGGGTAAGGGTGAGCATAAAGCACCAGAAAAAGCCACGGATTACAAGCTTGAGCTTCCAGAAGAGCTGCAAGAACTTGTGCCTGCTGATGACCCATTGATTACTAAAGCGCAAGAACGGGCACATGAGCTTGGTATGTCGCAAGAAAACTTTCAAAGCTTTATTAGTGAAATGATTGGCGATATGGCTGAGATTGCAGCAGATGCCGCTGACCCTAACAGTGAAGCCGCAGAAGCCGCGCGCGCTGAATATGTGCAAGATCAAATTAAACAGATCGGGCCAAACGGTGCGCAAGTGCTGCGTGCGGTTGAAAGCTGGGGCAAAGAACTTGTTGCAGAGGGCACCATTAGTGAAGCAGATGCGCAGACCTTAAAAGATGAGGGGCTTGTTTCTGCCAAGATGGTGCAACTGTTTAATAGATTGCGCTCACGTATGGGTGGTGCGGATATACCGCTTGCGCCTGTTGATGATGGCTTACCACCTGATAGCGAGATTGCAGACATGATTGACAAGGCATACGGCAGCAAGGATGAGGCTAAAATTAGAAAAGCGGAAGAAATGCTTGATAAGCGCCGTGCTGCTGGCAGACCTGAAAAGCTTGCGTTCTAATGTATTAACATTGTATTAACCATATTAAGGGGCGCTTGCATAGCGCCTTTTTTTGTGCCATTATCTTAATAACGCGACCCGCGAAATTAGTGGCCTTACCGTGCAATGCGGCCCACAACATAGATTAGCGGCCCTATCGTATTTTTAGACACATTTTTAACTTAACTATATGGAGAGAAAAGCTATGACTTCTCAAGCTTCTACTAACTTCATTACGTCTTTTGATACGCTTGTAAAGAAGCAGTACCAGGGCAAAATGAAGCTTCGCGGCGCGGTTCGTGTAAAGACTGGGTGTAAAGGCTCTAGTCACGAATTTCCTGTGATTAACAAGGGTACAGCAACACCGCGTATCCCTCAAACTGACGTGACACCAATGAATGTTGGCCACGGCAAAGCAACAGCAACCATTGAAGACTGGAATGCAGCAGATTACTCTGACCTGTATGACCTTTCAAAGCTGAATTTTGACGAGCGTCAAGAGCTTGTTGATACAGCTACAATGGCTATGGGTCGCCGCCTTGATCAGCTCATCCTTGATGCGATGGCAACAGGCGCTAACTCAACGCAGGTTGCAAAATCTGTTGGTGGTGCTGATACAGGTCTTAACCTTGCAAAAATCTTACAAGCAAAGCGCTTGATGGATGATGCTGGTGTGCCTATTGAAGATCGTCACATGGTTGTATCTGCGCGTGCGGTTGAGCAAGGTTTACAAGAAACTGAGCTTGCTAGCGCTGATTACAATATTCTTATGCCTCTTATGAAAGGTGAAATTACAGACTTCTCAAGTTTTAAGTTTCACATGATTGAGAGTCGTGATGAAGGTGGTCTCGATCTTACGTCAACAACCCGTACTAACTTCGCGTTTCATCGTGATGCAGTTGGTTTGGCCGTTGGTGTGGATTTGCGCACAGAGGTTAATTACATTGCTGAGAAAACAAGCACACTTGTCAACGCTATCTTTAGCGCTGGCTCTGTTGTGATTGATGACAAAGGCGTGTATGACGTGTTAACGCACGAAGCCTAGGATTGATTGGTAGCCCATAACGGGCTGCTGATTTTCTTTTAACGAAGCTATAAGGAGAATATAATGGCTTTCGATATTGCTAACTTTGCCCCAGTAGGTAACACCTCTAAACCCCTTACGGGTTTTGGTACGGCTACTTTAAAGGGCGCACCCTCAGTATGGTCTTTTGCTACAAATGACACGCTTGCTGATGTGAATACCGAAGGGTATTTCAACGCAGCCGCAAAGCATTTGAATGTAGGTGACCTTGTTTACGGAGTATGTGACACAGACGGCACGCCAGCCCCTGCGTTATTCTACGTAAATGCAAATGACGGTACGACAGTTGATGTTGCTGACGGTACGACCGTATCAGTAGCAGACGCTGATTAAACCTTATTAGGGTATTAACGAATACAAGAGGGGGCGGGTGCTTTATGCCCTGCCCCTTTTTTCTTAATTTTAGGAGGGCCGTATGGTCAGTAGTGACATTGATATTGCATCACAAGCGTTTGGCTTGTTG